GTAGAATTTGTCCCGCATAAAAGCTGCATATTCAATAGTTTTCTTCATTTTAACTCCGCCCTTTCTTACATAAATATATTTACGAGTTCCCGCATCAATCAGGCTCTCATCAACCAATTCTTGACCATTCTTCGTCGCTTTTAATCGCCCAGTGGTCTAAATTTCCCTTATCCGCACCTGTATTTTTATAAATCCGTAATTTATATTTCATATCAAACCTCCGGTGAACCACTTATTATCTAAAACCAATGAGTTTCCTGCTTCGCAGACCTCTTTATTCTACTGGAATAACCCGCCCTTTACCTGTTGCTCCACATTTAGGGCAAGTATCAATTCCGCTTACATGATTTTCAGCAAGCCATGCTGCACCACATTTTTTACACCGCATCTTTGTGTAGTAACCACCATTATTTTCACTGTCTGCATATCCATAATCTACAAATCCAACTATTGCATTATATTCTAATATTCTTGCTTTCATTAAATCACTCCAATCTGCAATGAAATGGTAATATCAAACCTCCGTTCAATAAAATAAGTCGTCGTCAATAAAATCTCCATCGAACCTGTCATCTTCCCATTCATCCGGATCTTTCAAAGCCTGTCCAAATGCGTTGTACCACTGTCCACACTTCGGACACATCGTATCTCCTTGCAGCAAAATTTCTTCTCCGCAACTGCAAATAGCATGAGCTGGTTCTGTATACCACCAGCTTGCTTTTACAACGCCGCGATTTTCAAACAACTCTGGATGAGAAAGACAGTATTTATAATTTTGAAACCAAATATTGAAATTCTCATCGTGGATTAGCGTTCCATCTTTGTTGCACGGGAATCTACATCCACAACCTTCTTCCTTTCCGATTACCTGAAACTCTATTCCGTATTCTACGTGCTGCATTTCTTTCCGTTCCGAAACAGTCTTAACAATGTGACTCATAATTGTTCCTCCATTTTCCGTTTTTAACCTGTTTTCAGCAGTTTTAATTTTAGTCAAACAATTCGCTCACCCTCTGATGGATCATTTCGTTTCCATACTGAACCATCAGATTGTGGAATCCATTGATGAACTCTGGAGTTGCAACTTTTCTAATATTCTCTGCGCTAGGCTCAATTCCGATATACATCAGTGCAGCGCTAATATCATCATCGTACCATACAGTATTCGCGCCGCCCTTCATCAATCCTAAATCGACACATGGCATATAATCATCGCCGTACTCTCGCGCATCATAAACGTTATACTTTATTCTTACGTCATATTCGTCTATCTCCAAGTCGTTTTCTTCGCACCACTCATTGAACAGCGTTTCCGCTTCTGCTCTTGTTTTTGCACAAAACCGGATTGACCCAAAATCATCAATGTCTCTATCATAGGTAAATTCAAACGTATACATATTTTTCTCCTCTCTTCGCTTTTGTTTATCCGATAACCTCAAATCCGTTTTCGACTCCATCGTAGTAGGCAACAAACCCGATGTTCCCATTTTCGAATTGAACCATGTCATAACCCTCTTTGATATTTAAATATTGAATTGCTTCATCAATATCAGGAACGCTTCTGTAAATGTCGCTGCTAAAATAATGACAGATATAATCAGAACCATTTAGTCCGAAAACTTCCCTTTTCTCGTACTGCTCATTTATAACATCTTCAGGAGTATTTTCCATTGCTTTATTCTTGGTAATAATTATATACTTTGGTGTATTTATATTTTTCATCCTTTCTATACTACTATTCAAAATCCCATGCGTAATAATTCTATGATTTTTTTCTCTTAATATATTCTCGCAAAAAGAAATCCGGTTTACACGAAGCAAACCGGAAATGAAGATCTTGTCATCATGCTAATCACTTTCCCTTCAACTCAGCATAACCACCATCGAAATTTTGTTTCCAACTTCTGTATATTCCGTTTGTATCTCTGAACTCTAAGTAATATGCCTCTCTCCAATCCCAAGGCTCTTGCCATGCAATTTCTGCAATTTCACAAATAATTCCTTGAACATGAACAACATCACCAGGTTTTAAATCTCTCATACTAATCACTCTCCTTTTAATGCTTTTTGTACTTTCTTATTGAAATCTCCGTACTTCGCTTTCCATTCAACAATCATTTCTTCTGTAGGTTCGCCAATCAAGTTGTATCTTTCCTGTCTGTATTCTTCTGGATTTTCACAACACTCCGTTACAAATACTGCATTTCCCATCTTACTTGCATCGCAACCAAAACCTCCGGTTGCAAGCACAAGCTGATACTTTGCTTCTCTAAATTCTGGTTTGAAAAAATCTGGTTTAATTACTACCAACTTACCTTCAATGTTGTCACTTAATGGTTTGCATTCGCTTTTATCAATTATTGTTTTCATATTTTGTACCTCGCTTTTCTCTTAACCACTACATATAGTACGTATATAATTGTGCAACTACTATATATAGTTCTCATTTTGCTATGAAACAGTTCTTTCCTTTGGTTTTATTTCCATGCTTTATCTCTTAAATCGTTGTGATTAATTCTCTGTTTTACTATCAATTCACAATCATCATATATCTTACGTAACTCAGCAAATAAATCAGCATACTCATTTTCATTTGCCTTACGAGTAGTCAAATAAAATTCATAACTTGCTTCACCATGCTGACCAATATGCATATATGACATAATATTCCCGTAATTTGCGCTCTCTTCTGGAAAGAATGCAATCACATCATTATATTTATTTTTTCGGAAAATCACTTTTACTTTATCCATATCAAGCCACCTCTTTTATTTCCTTTACTGTTTCTTTCCAACAACTATCAATCAGTCCATAGACTTCATCAATATCATATCCATGCATCTTACATCCCTCTACACAAAAGACTGCATATTTAATAGGGAGTTTAACATCCTTATCTAGTTCTACTTCTAATACAGAACCACCGCCAGACCAAGAATCATATAACCCACACATTGTTTCTTTTCCAAGAACAATATAAGATTTTGATTTTTCATTCTTTCGTGGATCGTATTTTCCATTTTCGTCATATTCCTTGTTCTGCAATTCTATTAAATCGAACAATTCAAATAACGGCATTTTTACAAGAAATGTTACAGTTCCCATATGTGATGAAAGATTTTCAAATTCCTGTATGCAGCTTTCAATAAATTTGTCTTTATTTTTATCTCTATCTACATAATATCCGTCATCTCTATGTACTTGTTTACAAGCCTTTCTTAATGCAGTTGCTTTACCTTGTGTTTTTGCTAACCACAGCATAGATGATTCTTTATCAATACTTCCATCTCCTGAATTTCCATACCAATTCAGAACATTATCGCAAACGCAATCGTAATTCCAATTACCACAATCCACCATGATATTTACTTTGATTTCATTATTAAAATCCTCTGCGTTGTAATAAAAATATGTATTTTCTTTTACATATTCCCATATCTCATCAAAATTATCTGTAAAATACTCTTCCTCTTCATCTGTCAGTTCTTTACGAATATCCTTTTCAAGCTCATCTTCTCCGTACTCCATCGCATAATCCATAGCCCAATCAACTAATTCATCATTAAAAGCCTCGCTTGGATTATTATGCTCAAATATCTTTTTTAAAAAACCATCAGAAAGTTCTCTATCTCTATAGTCAGCATAAATTTCGATGCCACCATGTTCATTTACACCCCACATTTTCTTTAATATTTCATCTATTCTGGCTTTTAATATTTCCATTGTCATATCAATCAACCTCGCTTTCTATGCTATCTTTTCCCACATATCAAAATTCGTATGAAACTGTCCTGTTCCTGAAATACTGAATAAATATCTTCCATCTTTATTATTTTGAATTTTTTGCTCTAACATCTTTTCAGGATTATCACACCTTCCATACCAACCAGACTCACAATCAGATACTACTTTCTTATATCCTGCTTTTTCAATTTCATTATCTGAAAGAATTGTATTTGCAGTTTTTGGATTGTTCTCTAATGATTCAAGATACTCTTCTGAATAATCTTCCCTTACACAGTCTTCGCATAAGATGAATCCGTCACCAACCCAGTAGTTTGCAACCCATGAATAACTATCAGGCGAAGTTCTAAATGCCTTATTACAATGCTCACAAACTGAATATTCATCTGAAAATCCCCACATTCCATCTACAAGATAATCAAGCCATGTTGTAAAATATTCTCTGTCACGAATATCTTCTGGTAATTCATATCTTGTCTCGTCACACAATTCTTTTGCATAATTATCATTAAGCCACTCATTAAGTTCTCTTATAAAGTCCCAACTATCAACAATAAGAAACATCTCATCATCAATATGAATCCGTAAACTTTCTGATGCTTCGTAAAAATTTGCATTACCTCTTAACTTATTACAATTCTTATCAACATACATAAGATACTCACTAATAATATTTTTATCTTTTAAATCGCTCATTTTACATTCTCCTTCCTTATATCTCAGCCTGTAATCTACCTAATGGATACATATCTTTAACTGCGTAAATTTCCATCATATCTCTGTAGCTTGTATCAATTTTTACTTTTCTCATGTCAGATGTAGTAAGGAAACCAATCTGCATAAGATAATTTAAAATCTCTTTATCGCTTGCATCATCGGCAACAACGATTCCTGTTTTTTCTGTGCAAAGATTGTTGACTTCCCAACCCTCTTTTTTATTTCCCCACACATCAAAGTAGTTAATTAGTGAATATTTCATTTAGTTCACATCCTTTCCAATAAAATAAGACAGGCACATTTGTTTGCGTCTGCCTTATTATTCTCTGTATCAATCAATCTCATCACATTCAATTACATCAACATCCCAATCGAGTTCATCAATTGATTTGTCCCACAACTGATTATCATCGGCAATGCAGTTCATTACCTTTGCAAAATCACTTGCTTTTAAGTTTTCCATTTCCTCTGTAAACTTATAAGTTGGCTGCATTGCATCATCGGTTTCATAAATATACACATCAATTGTATTGTCACTGTTTACGAATGCCTTGATAAATCCAATTTCATTTTTATGAAAGATGAAAAACTCACACAGTCTATTGTTACAATTCCAATCAAAAGGTGTGCTGTCATTGCCATTCATATAATGAATGGCTCCGTTTGTATCAAGCATTTCATCTGTTACATTAGGGTACATGTTTCGTGCAACCTTAAAAATTCTTTCGATTTCTCTTTTAAATTCATATCCATTCATATGTTTTTACCTCCATAAATTTCACTGTAAATTACAATTTCCTTTGCTTAAATATTCTCTAATTCTTCATTCAAGTCTGCAATTTTCTCTTTGATTTCGTCAATGTCTGGCTGATAACTGTCAATAATTTCTGCCCTCTCTTCTGTCGTCAGATCTTCATCGTCAAGTTCATCTTCCAAATCGCTTTGAATATCAGCAAGTTCATCTTCTGCCTCCTTGATTTCCTTTCTAATCTGTTCTTCACTTCTAATTCCAAGCCATTCATACACCTGTTCAGAATCGAACCGTAGCAAATCATTAAGCTGCACTTCTGTCATTCCATCAGGATATAAATCTTCAAGAATGTTTTCTAATTCTTCACATTTACCTTCTCTCTGTACTCTGTCAAGTGTATCTACTGCACCACTCCATGCATTGAAACTGTTTAAATCTAAATCATATGTAATTTTCATATTCTTCGCTCCCTTCTAATAATTCAGACTTACAACCCGTCCGTCATCAAGTTCGAGATAATTTTCATCCTCATTGACTAAATCCTCTCCAAACTTTTCATAATCGAAATATCTATCTGCAATAGAATCTCCATTTTTAATATATCCAAGACTCCATGCTTCCTCGTGTCCTAAGTCTGAACTGTCTTTGAACACGCTGCCAATAATTCCCCTGTCTCTGTAATCCAAATAATATCCATCAAATATCTTCTCAATATCTGCATCATCCAATGAATATTCGTCCTTCATATATTCGATTTCACTTTCAATGATTTTTTGCTGAAATTCTTTTGCTTCTTCAGATTTGAGCTTATCATAAATATGCTGTACTGCCTTTGCTAGAGTAATTCCTTTATTGTAACGTTCATCTCCTTTTGTAATTCCATATCCTAAATCATTAATTGCCTTGCTGAACCGAACCAATTCGTTGTATTCTGCCTTAGTCAATACCGTTTCAATGTCTTCATAAGCAGGAAATTCATGTCCTGTATAACAAGCTCCATTTAAGCCGACACTTCCAAAATAATGATTGCATTCAAATCGCGGATTCTTTGAATCAATATATGCACAACAATCTCTGTCATCAGAATCTTTTTTTCTGAATAAGAACAAATAACTCATAATCATACCTCCTACTGAATTTCACTTAATTCTTCCATCTGTTCTTCTGTAAAAATCTTTGTTAAGTCTTTATACTCCTTAATAACTGCAATATAAATTCTCTCTGCCGTTTTACTGTCTTCGTCATATCCAAACTCTGAACAAAAATCTTCAAAAGTTCCTGGATCATATTTCTCTAAACAAGCAAGCACATCATATTCGTTTGGCACAGCCTTTGCCTTTAATCTGGCTAAATCATTTTTAACTTTTACCTTTTCACCATATGACATATCTTCAACTCTTTTATATTTGAGTTTCTTTTTTGCATATTCCTCAAATGTCATTGTGGAAATTTCTGTATTGTGAATGCTATCCCAGAATGTGAATGTCATTTTGCCTCTTGGTGTTGTGATTGTTACATCATACCAATTTCTTTTTGCTTTCTCTTTCCAATTCTCATTTCGTGAAATACCACCATACACAATTTCACACTTTGCATTCGCCTTATTTAAAAAGTCCTTTGCCCGTTTTAAATATTCGTTCATAATCGTTTCCTCGCTTTCTCGTAATAAAATAGGCAGCCAGATTGTTATTCTCCAGCTGCCCACATTTCGCTTTGTAATTCAAATTTTCAAGACACGAAGATTGAAGATTTTAAGACGAAAAACGGACGCACGCCAAAATCATCGTCACACCAGCCGCAGCCGACGCCACCATCGCCACCGACATACTGAACATTGCTAGCGTCATAGCCTGAAGGAGTTGAGTCAGGAGTGATGAGCGCATAACCATAATCGCAATTACCAACATATTTGTGATATTTCATATACTCCAAAATATTCATCATGCTTACCTTATCGACACATGTTGCATAATCGTTATATCCGTCCAAAGAGATTAAATCTCGTTCAAATGCTACGATGTTTCCATTGCCAAATTCTCCCTGGATCACCCGAACATAATCCTCGTTTAAATACTTCCTAATCTTACTTTCGGCCCAATTATTCGTATCGCCGAATTTCATTGTTTCATTCAGAAGTTCCCTTCTTACAACATAAGTTTCGAAATGCTCGTGTCCACAAACGATATATTCGGTTTCGCTTTTGCCCTTAAAAACATCTCCCGGATTCAGATCTCCGAGTTTCCGTTTTGTTTCCGCCCAATTCAGGCAAATTTTCCCATCTACAAAAGACGCATCTACATCTTTTCCCAGATTATTTTCAATTTCAATTGTCATGCTTCCCATTTGTTTTCCTCCTTGTAATAAAATAGGCATCTAGTAGATTATTCTCCTAACTGCCTTTGCGGTTGCTATAAATTTATTGCATTTCCATCTTCATCATATTCAATCGGTGCAATGTGAACGACATAACCGATTCCTTTTTCTCTGTCGTAAATCTCCATTGTACCGGCTGCACAAAATTCAAATGAAAACCGCTTGTCATCCGATTCGATTAACTTAATCAAGTGATCCATAAGTTCATTAAGGTCCCGTGCTTTTTCTTTTGATACCTCAACACTTGACATTCCTCTTTACTCCTTTCAAAGAAATCCTAGTTTATTTGTTAAAATAAATCATTCTTTTTTATTTCTTTAAGAACAATATCTCTGTTCTTCAAAGTAATTGTATAGGGGATGCCTCCTCTATATCCAAATATTTTACCAGATTCACGCATTTTTCTGTTGTCTTCTGCTGTAAACCTACTTCCACTACTAACAACAGATCCAATTTTAAATAATTCAGAATTAAGTTCCTCCCTTGCATTTGCTTCACTATCAGCTTCTATATTCCTTGTACGTGTTTTAATCTCTTCTTCCTTAGTTGAACTATCAACATAAGTTTCTGAAATTTCAAATACATATACGTTATCATAAGCAGGAATACCTAACTCCCAACATACAATTTCTTTTGCTTCTGATTCTAAAATTCCTTGTAGGGCTACTCGAAAAGAAATTCTTTCATCCTTTGAAAGCTGTTCATACCTTTCCATTCTTTCTATTTCAAATGGAAATTCATAATCAACCACTCTGCCACTATCATAAAGAGCATCAACAGTTGCGTCATCACAAGTAAAAAATGAACCATCAGAACAAACAAACCAATTTGTCTTTCCCTTTCCCTCTACATCTTTTACAGTTGCGAAATCTTGATACATTTCTGTTGGGCAATCAATCTCTCCAATGTATCTATACTGCAAATCTTCTTTCAGACTTGCAACTCTTCTCCGTGAATCTTCCTCTATAGCAGAAAATAAATTCTGCCAATCTTTATTACTTAACGCCTCTAACTGTTCCATAATATTTGCCATAATATCATCCTCCATTCAGATTTAGTTTGTCATCATCAATATACAAGTTACTATCTTGCATAGACCGCCTGTAATAAGGCGGTTTCGACTTAATTCTTTGTAATGAAACCTTAGTTTCATTACTAATACCACCATGTAATAAACATAATGTTTCCATAAATTCTACTGGTACATATCCATAAATGTATGGCGATACTTCATAACATGTTTCTTTTAATTCTTTCACTTCAATCCCATGTGTATATACTTCAACACGATAATAATCTCCATCTTCTAATTTCGCTTTTGGTTCACACATATGGAACTCCGATGCTTGTACAGATAGTTCCGTACCATCCATCAATTTTAATTCTGGAAGAAGGTTTCTAAAATCATTACTTCTATTATTTGATGCATTTTTCAACCATTCTTTAAATGTCATAATAGATCCTCCAATCTTCTAATGAAATGCGAATTTCAAATACTCATTGTTCCATCCAAATAATCATTTAAGCCTTCAAAATAATCTTCGTTTGGCTGTTCCTGGTGAACAAATCCCTGTTCGCACTGTTCTTCATAAGCTGCTTTCTGTGTCTCTTTATAAATAATTTCATCAATTCCATTCATTAAAATAAATCCTCCATATCAATATATTCCTCTCTAAACCCAAAAAATGCGAATCTCAGAACTACAATGTCAGTAAATTCAACTGCGCATGAAATGAATCGCTAGTAACATAATCTACTATATCTTTTTCATGCTGTTTAATTCTTTTTTCCAATAGCATTTTCTTTTCAGGGTGTTTTTCTAAGAGTATTTTATCCATTCTATATCTCGCTACGAGATGCTTTAACATTACTGGTTCCGTATTTACCCCCCTTTTTATAAAACACATAGTACCAATTATTCTAAAATCATAAAATCAACATCCAATCATGTGTTTTAACTACTTCCTCAAAAGGTTTGCTATCAGCTTTTCTTCCTTCTGTATTATCATTAAACACTGGTTCTATGGTTATATAGAAACTAATACCATTGTAACGTACCAACATTTTGCCTAGTCTCGGATTCGACATTGCCGCATCAAATCCTTTTACATTATTTAACACGTCATTCAATTTATTTGTAATTTCATAATTTCTATTATCCATAATCTTACTTATCCTTTCTTTTAATGAGGCACGCATTTCTTAA